TTTAGGTGTAGCGAATTGCCCAGACGAGGAGGCGTGGGTCTCATCCTTTGAGGGACTCCCCGTCCGGGACACTTTGGACATCTCTTCGCGTGAAGGCCGTTTGCCATGTGTCGCGTAGCCGGCATTAGCGAGAGCGCGGCCGATGCTTGATGTCTCACAATTCTCAATGTGCGCGGTCTTATTGACTGGCGATGAGCCACGCACTTCTTCTGCGTACCCTGTGGCCTTGGGCCATTGATCAATGAACTCAAAGAACACTTCGGCGCGGAAGATCACTTGATCCCCGTCTTGCGCGATGAGCGCCGTGGCAATGCGGCCGTTCGGGTGATCTGCCCAGAATCGGATGAGGCGATCTTCTACTGTTTCGTAGTTGCTTAGATCGAATGCCATGTCGGGTGTCCTTTAGTCGGTATGAGTGAGCGAATTGTACACGTTGAACGCGGCGCGAAGTTGATCTTCGGTTTGGAATGTGCGCGTCTCTAAGAACACTTCTACGGCCTTGGCAAGATCGTCGATGGCGGCCTTTTTAACGCTTGAGCGTGTTACGGCTGGGAAGTCAAGTCGCATGGCGGCGCCGTGTTCGTCTCGATAGCCGTAGTGCATGTAGATCTGCGAGCCGTTGCGTTCGCGCTTTAATGCAAACACCCATCCGTCTTTGTGCAGCGCTGAGAGTGCGCCCGAGATCTGGCCGTGATGAAGCCCAAGTTTGCCGGCTAACTCTTTCCATGTGTATCCGACTTTGCAGCCTTGCAGCGCTTCCAAGATTTGCTTTTGGCGTGATGCCGTGACTCCAGATGCGTCTTCAGAGATTGCGAGAGACTTTGATGTTTCTGAGCCGGCAACGTGGCCTGAGTGTCCGTTGTATGGAAGCGAAGGGTGGAATAGGTCGGTCATGAATGGGCCTCCAATGCTTGGATTACTTTGTCGAGTGTGGTGATGTCGTAAAGCGGCATCGGTACTTCTAATGTGAGCGAGTTGCGTAGTGCGCGTACGCGGCGGATGAGATCAACGTGTGGATGGGGTACAAGTATTTCGTCAATGAATGCGAATAGTTGTTTTCGCATTTCTTCGCTGATGCCGCTTTCGGGATAGGGCGCTTCGTTCACTTTGCAGTCCTCCAAGGATTCCAGCCTGAGTTTAGGTATATCGCATGGGTAGCGCGGAGTGAGATGGTCGCGTTAAATAGGTCGGAGCATTCGTCCAAGATGCCTTTGGCTTGGAGCCAGCCGATCGGCCATTGCGAATTAGGTAGGCACCAGAAGCCGTTAATTTGGGTTAGGCCGTATGAGCCGCCCATCGGGTCGTCGATGTTGTGCGCGTGTGGGAGGCATCGGGACTCGCGGTGCATGACTAATTCAAGCGTGGCCAACTGATCGGCTGGGAAGCCAAGGTCAAGGGCTAGTTGAAGCGCATCGTCACACGTGGCGATCGTCGTAATCGTGGTGGTTGTGATTGGGACTGATGCCGGCACGACAACTTCTACGGGTGGCATCTCAGAAGGCTCTGGGAGGCTCCTAGCAACGCCTAGGAACGCCGTTAGCGCCCATAGGCTACCGATGACGCTGATGATGATTTGTGGGGCTGTGATCATTGTTTCTCCAGTTCGTAGGGTGGGCTCCATGAGTCGCCCGTGGCTGTCCTGAAGGACATACGGCCGGCTAGGTATTGCGCTTCGGATCCGCCGTTCATAAAGATCTGCACAAGGACTTCTTGGCCGTTGTCAAGAACTGTCTTGAGCACCAGATAGTCGAAGATTTGTGGATCGGTCATAGAATGGCCTTTCGTCGGTATTCCGACCTTAGCCAACACTTGCCTAGTAGGGGTGGATTTCCCCGAATGCCTTTAGGAATGCGGCTTTGACGAAGATTGGGGAGTCTGCCGCTTGTGGTGTGATCTCGATGTGGAACCAATCTCCGCCGGGTGCGCCCGAGACGGTTGGTTTGCTGTATTTGCTCCACGCTTGGCGATCGCATTTCCACGCGCGGCCGAACGGCTGAGGGAAGTAGTCAATCACGATCTCAATGCCTAGGTCGTTGGCGTTGGCGAGAAGCTTTTCTACGGCTTCTAAGGCGTCCTTGCGGTTGGCAAGTTTCTTGCTGGCGCTTGGACGGTATGAGAGATCGACGGCGCGGCCCGTGGCATGTACCGAGAGTGTTTCTTTGCCGCGCATATTGCGAACGCCATACGACCCGTTATCCCATAAAGCGCCTTGAGCGAGCCAGATGACTTCTTTAATGAAGGCGTCCATGCCGGCACGTCGCTTTGGTGATGCGCCGTCCGTGTTGCCTGTGTACGGCCTAGCGCCGACGATTGGAATCGGTTGTGCTTTAGGCTTCGGGGTTTTTGCCGATGCCATAAGCCTTGTTTTTCGGGTTGACGTAGCCGATAAATAGTGGTGCTACTGCTGCGATGGCTGCGCCGAGTAGGTCGTTAGGGTCGGTGTTGCCTGACATGTAGAGCGCTACTGCTGCTGCAATGGCGCTGTTGATGTAGGTCGAGATCATTGCCTTGTCACTTGGTTTCATTTGTGTCTCCTTGCTTTGTCTTTGACTTTAATCCGTTTGAGGCCAGAAGTGCCGACAATGAGCCCGTCAAGAATACGAGCAACGTGGAAAGAAGGTCAATGAGTTGTGCGTCTGTTGGGGCTTGTTCCATTGGTTGATCGACAAAGAGGATGCCGTAGATAAACGCCATAATTGTAAAGGCAAAGCAGACTGCCATAATGCGGCCTACGAATACAATGAGGCCTGCGTGTTGTTGTTCAGGCGGCACGTTCGCACGACGCTTTAGTGAAGCACTTGTACTCGATGTTAGTTTTGCTAACGGTGCAGCCACTACAAGCCCACGCTACAACTGCAACCATAAACAGCAGAGCCGCATATTTAGCCGATGGATGGCGGATAAGGGTTTGCATTTTTGACGGCTTGTACTGCGGCTTCCCAAGCCTCTTTAGTGTTTGTGCCGCGTTGCCACTCAAAAAATAGGCCGTCGGACTGTGCCTCGTATTGCAAGCGGCGTGTTGTTTCAACGGCGGTCACTTGGTTGTTGTAATCAACTTGTGGCCATGCCGCGTCTAGTTCGGCTTGTGTAGGTTTTGTGCTTTGACTGAACCATTCAAGCGTGTCGTAATTGTTGCCGCTAATTGACCATTCCGCGCCGGGGTAATTGGCTGTTAGTACTGCCGCGTAATCGGTCATGCTGAAATCTCCATCAGTATCATGGCGGAAGTAGCATTACCAACTTGGGCATAAACAGTTCCGCCTGTTGTCTTAAATCCAGCCGTATAGGTCTGTGCAGATGTAGTTGAGGGGCTATCCAACCAAAACATAGATAGCGGCGCAACAGGGACAATAGTGCCAGTCGCAAATATCCCAAAGCCCTCGGCGTTTGCGGCCAAGTTTGTTCCTGCAACCGTTCCACGAAATAAAGTTACATTGACGTTTTGACTTCCTGCCCCTTGAAATGGAATGTTTGCATAAATAAGTATTTTGCTAGTAGTGGCCGACGGCGTGATCGTGGCGTTTAATCCTGTTGTCACATAACTTGTGCTAGTAATTGTTGTCTGTGTTGAACTAGTAGCCTGAACGACTTGCAGCACACGAAACGCGCCGCGCAAATTGTTAAGTTGGGATGCCTCAAGGACGTTGCCGGCGACGAACGTCGCTGGAAGTGTGGTGGGTGTTGCCATATCGGTATATTACCCGAGCACGTTGTCTGCGTCGGTGATTCCGTAAATTAGGTCGTCTAGCACCAATTCAAAAACGAGCGTGGTGGGGCTTGTAAATAGCGTGATCCGATGCCCGGATAATAGATTAATTTGATGTTGGATGCCTTCTACGGCTAACTCTTGGGCTAGTTGAGTGGTGGTGATGCCCGTATTAAAGGACTTCTCTATGGTGATCGTGTTGCCGATCTCGATAACGGCCACGATGTCGCGCTGGGCGTCTGTAAGTGTGGAAAACGGCGTGGAGACGCTTGTGTAGCGCGGGGTGGGTTCGGCTACAAGTAGGTAATTGGCAAGGTCTAGCGCGGCCGTGTTGTTGTGCACTAGCGCATCGGAGATTGACGTGGTCTGAATAAAGTAGGTGGATTGAGATGCTAAGTCTTCGGCAACTTCTGGCGATGTGGCGCCGGCATGGGCTACCGATGCGCGATTGACAACTTCGTTCGCCTCAAATGAGATCCCTACTTGATCGTATGGAATGTTCGTTCCGTCGTCGTGGAAGTCTGCTACTGACGCGGAGAGTGTTGTTCCGATCCGATCTTGAAAGGTAAACGTCCCGTCACGTGCCACGAAGATTCTGCCTTGCACACTCTCATTTATTTTGGCCATGTACGCGGCTACGGAAGTTCCGTTGGGAATCGTGTAAGCAGAAGCTCCTCCGAGTAGGACGCTTGATGTCTCAATGTTACGTTCGCCCGGCAACTGGAATGCGTTGACTTCTGGTAGGTCTAGGACGGCTTCTACGCGTACGTTGGCAAGTTCTTCCGAGACGTTGTATTCGGCCATGTATGTCTGCGATAGGACATAGTAACGGTCGGCGCATTGGACGCTGACTTCGTCTAGGCCGCCAAGGTTGAAGTCGTAGGTATAGTCGATGATGTAGCCGTTGAAGAGTTCTTCGCCTTCGCGTGTGAGGATGACGTTGCGCATTGGGGCTAGTCCGGGCTGTGCGTTTGCTGTGTCAAAGAATGGGCTGTCTTGGTTAAACGGGTTAAAGACTCCGCCTGCGTAGCCGTCTAGGAGATTGAAGTTCATTGAGCCGGCTGTGAATTGGTCTCCGATGTCGCGGCGGCCGCGTGTGACGGTGATGTTGGTGGAGCCCTCGATGACGGATGCGTATTGTGTTGTTCCGTTAAGCACGTATTCGGTATTATCCAAAACGCCTTTAAGGGTGTCGTCTAGGACAAATGCGTTGACTAAGAAGCCTGTGTCAATAAGGAGATCGTACGATCCCGATTGAACAATTGTGGCGGCCATTACGCGACTTGGATTTGTGCTGGGCCGTCTACACGGTTCATTGCTTTAATGGCGTTAACAACGGCGCGGCCGATGTCTGCCGACGTCGAGATGCCGCCCGTGATGTTGACGGTGATGTTTTGTCCGTTGCCGTTCTTCATGCGGTCTAATGGGATGACGGCTTCTGGGCCTTTTTCGCCAATGATTGCAAGAGTTGCCGAATTAACAATGCCGCCTTCGGCCATCATGCGTATTCCGCCGGGAGTGTTGACGGCTCGCTTTGCTGGAGCCTGCCCGATGTTTGGCAGATTGACGGACGCTGGAAGTGTTGGCGCGTTAGGCAATAACGGGATGGCGTTGTATGCCTTAATAATGGTGTTTACGGCCGCCAAAAATGCGTTTGCCATAGCCTCGAATACGTTAAGCAACGTGTTAATCATTGTGTTGACGCCGTTACGAAACCATTCAAACTTATTGTAAGCAAGCACTAATCCTGCAACCAATACGACGATCCCTGCGGCAATAAGCGCAAACGGGTTGAGGGCCATTGCAAAGTTGACGGCCATGATCGAGGCTGCAATAGCGGCAATAGTGCCGGCAATAAACAAGAACGCTTTAGGATTGTTTTGCGCCCAGTCTGCAAACTTTTGGACTAGCGGCAGAATGGCTTCTACGGCTGGGAGTAGTGCGGCGCCGATTGACTCTTTGGTTTCGTCTAGCGAGTTCTTTAGTATCTTCATGCGGCCTGCGGCGGTTTCTGCGGCTGCGGCCGTGGCTCCTCCGAAGGTTCCGCCAAGGACATTCATGACGTCGTCAAGCGTTGCTCCGTCTTTAATCATTGCTTTGATCTCTGGGGAGAGTTGTCCGAGCGCCTTAAAGTTGCCGCCGTAAGCCTTGGCAAGTGCATCGGAGACGGTGGCTAGGTCACGCCCTGAGCCTTGTGCGATGTCTTGGGCAAGCGCAAGCGTTTTGTTTGCTTCGGTGATGTCTTTGGTTCCGACTAGCAGCGCTTGGAATGCTGGACGGAGTTCGCTGTCTGCTGTGCCGGATGCCCTCGACATTGCGGCAATGACGTCTTCTTGTGCGGCAACTTGTTCTTTTGATGCGCCTGTGACGTTGCCCATTACGAGCGCAAGGTTCGCTTGTTCGGCTGCGTCTTCCATTGCCGCTTTGGTTGCTCCTGCAAGGGCTACGCCTAAGCCGGCCATTGCTGCGGCCGCTGGGATTGCTGCCTTCTTGATAGCAAAGTTTGCTTTGGCTCCGAAGCCCTCTAGTTGCTTAAATTGGGCGATCGCTTTTTTGGCGCCCTTCGGATCGTATTCGCTGATGATTGGGAGGATGACGGCCATGGGTTTACCTTGCGCTTAGATCGCGGCTCAAAGCTTCTCCGACACGGTCAACGATTCGCGCCATTTCTACTTCAAGATCGCTCTTGTTTGCTTCGTACTGTTTCCACACTACTCGCGACGGGTCGCCGTACTTGGCTGTTAAGGCGGCGCCCATTTGATTACTTTTGGAGAAGTCGAAAAACGCGGCTGCGGCTCCAAGCCATTTAACGGCAAAGGTTGAAAGGTTGACTTTGCCACCGAATACTTCTTTGGGCGCTTTGGTGTTGATGTATGCCTTCACGGAATGATCGGTCGGCCATGGAAACACTTGGTATTGGCCACGGAGATTCCATTGGCGCTGCCAGCCTGAGAGCGGATAGTTGAGTGGGATTGCTGATTGAATGTCCGAAACGAGTCCAGCGGTAACGCGCTTATAGTCCTTGGTGATGTCACGGCGAAGGACTTTGTCGATCTTGTTAAGATCCTTGAGCGCTTGACCAAGGCCGAACACTTCTATCCGTGCTTCAATGCCGCCGGCTGAGTCTCTCATTTGCGTCCTTTTTTGCTTTGGTCATTAAGGACTCTAATGATTGTTTGAAGGTCGCG